GGGAGAGTATAGACCTCCATTCCCCGCGCCGCCGGGTTGTCGGCGCTGTTGCAGTGGATGGAGATAAACAAATCGGCCTTGACCGAATTGGCCTGGTCGCACCTGGCCTGCAGGTCGGCCTTCTCTGTAGGGCCTAATTCCTTATTAAACCATCGCGTCATGTAAACTTCGGCGAAAGGCGAAAGGTACGCCGCCAGGTGTTTGCAGACGTTCAGAGCAACGTCGCTTTCTTTTAGGCCGGTAGGGCCTACGGCTCCCGGGTCCCGGCCGCCGTGCCCCGGGTCGAGCATAATTTTAGGCCTGGCCATCCTCCTGCACCTCTGCCTCATTGTTTACTTTATGAAACTTTTCCAGATGCACTGCCAGGGCTTCCTTAGTCTTAAACGTCCGCTTGCACTCCGGGCAGATGCAAATATCTACGGTAATTCCCCGCCGCGTCGGGTTCTCAATCTCGGTCAGGGTAACTCCATAGTCGGGGTGTTCTCGCAGGTAGGAGATAATCTGCTCATCCTTCGTCACCAATCGCCCATTGTGGAACCGGGCATACTTATCGCTTTCCGGCACTTTGTAGGTAATCCCCTGATAAGTAGAAATAAACTCGGCATGAGGCATATTCTCACTCTCCCATAAAAGATAAAAAAGAACTAGGGCGATAACTTCGCCCTAGTTCGTGGCGTTCTTGATGGTCATATGGGCTTTTTCAACCCGCATCTCCAGGCCGGCTTCCGTCAGGTACTCGTCCAGGAAGCCGTCAATGCCCGGATTGTGGATGTTCCGGCGCAGGGTGGTATCCCGCAGCACCCGGTAGAAAATATACTTCATATCGACAATGAAGCTGTGGTAAGCGTAGTAATTCTCAAGCATCCTGGACGGCGCGATAACTAAGCGGCCGTGCGGGGAAACGTACTCCATCAGGTCCAGCCCGTACTCTTTGGCGCCCTGGGAAACCTGGAGCTTTTCCTTGGCGAAGCCGCTCAGGATAGAAACCATCCTGGTCGAGGCAATAAGCACCTTTGTCTTGGAGCCATACTTGAAAACCCGCTCGCATACCTCGGTATCAAATTCGCTCTCCGTCAAAGTTCCGCCGGCATCGTAGACGTTGGTCACGATAAACTTCTCTACGCCCCGGCTCATGCGGCGCTTGTTGGTGACATCCTCTTTACGCTCACCGAAAAGCAGCTGCCGCTCCAGGGCCAGGCGGTGGTCAATGCCCTTATCCCTGGTCAGCCGGGCACGTTCCTGCTCATTGGTAATCTGCTGCTCAGCAAGGACCGTACCAGAACCGCCGAAAGGCGTGCGCTGGATGCCGCAGTAGTTGTAAACCTTGATTGGCTGGAGGATTTTTTCCTGCGGCACGTCGGAACGCTCTTCCATGGCGTTACCTAACTGGATCAGGTAATCGTTATCCTGGATGGCCGCCGCCGCTGTCTCGCCGTAGCCGCGAACAACTGTGATGGTATTCGTGGCCGTATTAACAGCGGTGACAAACATAATTTCGCCGGTGCGCGGGACTTTAACAATGTCCTTCGGGGCGAAGATAGTGGCATCATCAACAACAAGGTTGGTATCAGTATTTGTATACCCAGCCGCATTGTTGATCTGGGTCCAGTAGCCGTAAACATCTTCTTCCCACCAGTAGAATTCAGCGGTCCTGGTGGCCTTTTTCCTGGCCTGCATGAGCATCACAGTCCAGGGGGTTTCATCGGGCATATACCGGGCAATTTCTTTGCTTACATCAATATCCCGGCGTTGAAAGTCAAGGTCAAAGGTCAAAACGGCCATTGGTCACCACTCCTTAGTAATCGAACATTCTCCTCTTTCCGCCATCGCCGAAGATGGCTTTCTTCAGCTTTTCTTCTTCGCTCTCCGGCTGCGGTTGGCCTGGCCGGGCCGTACTTCCCGGCGCTGCCGCCGCCGCTTTGGCAGCCGCCGCCTGGGCCGCAGCCTCGGCATTTATCTTCCTGGCCACTGCGGTCTGCTGTTTCAACAGCCGGGCATACACCCTGTATGGCCAGTTCGGCCTTACGTTACCTTTAGCGTCGTAGACCAGATCCGGCTCGGCTTGCACCAGCTTGGCCATCTCGGCCTCAAGCTCTTTCGCCTCCGGGTTCTCGGCAAAAAACTCCTGGACGTGCTGCTCCAGGATGTTCTGCCGGACGATAGGCTCGATGACCGGCATGATCTGGCGGATTTTGGCTTCCGTCTTTTCCTCGGTAAGCCGGTCAATAAGCTGAAGCAAGAGGGTCGGGTCCTCGTCTACAACTGCCGCGTTGATTGTTTTCTTTACATAAGCCTGGAACTCTTCCTGTTGCTTCTTGGTCATGTCCGGCGCCGTCGCCTGTTGAAGCTGCTGGAGCTGCTGCTGCAGTTGTTCCAGTTGGCGCCGGTATTGAGCCGCCTCCTGGGCCTTCTGGGTCATAAACTTCTGGCTTTCCAGGTAGGCTTTTTCGAGTTCCTCGTCGCTGTCAAACTTGCCGGCATACTTTTTAGCCGGCTTCTGCTCAGGTTCCGGTTTCTCTGCTTCAGGTTCCGGTTGTCCCGTTTCCGGGGCCGGGGTTATATTTTGCTTGGTTTCTGGTTCATTGCTGGCGGCCTCGCCGAAGATTTTTGCAGCGAGGTTGTCGCCTTCTAATTTGCCCATGGTTATGCCTCCTTAGATTTCTGCATATATTCCCAGATGCGCGTTTCCGGGTAATCGAGTATAGCTTTATAAGCCTGCAGCTTCCCCTGGACCAGCGCAACTTCGGCCAGACTGCCGAAGGTCTTGCGCTCCAGGTCGGTAAGGCAGGCTTTTATCTGGCTTTCAGCATACTGCCTAACTAACTGCCAACCAGGCGATTTAATCAGGTGTTCCAAATCAAGGCGTTGCTGGTCCGTTATCATGGCTTTCCTCCGCTTTCTTCCTCAATTGTTCTAAGGCGGCCTGTAATTGCGAAGGTATCGGAACTCCCAGCCTGCCCAGATTTTCAAGTATGCTCAACCCCTCGTTGGCAAGATAGAAGAATATGGCCAAACTCCTGAATATCTGGGTTCCGGCCGAAACGTCCAGCCAGTATCCCACGGCCACCGGGACAAAGAGGAAAATCTTTTTGGTGATGCCCCAGAAGCCCACGTTGCTGTCCAGCTTCTTTTCGTAGTAGGCGGCCGTGACGCCGGTGATGTAATCGAGGATGACGAAGATGACAAGAACTTGCAGCGCCACGTCCCAGCCCCCCAGGAAGCCGACCAGCAGGCCGCCTATTGTCGCCAGAACATACCTGCCCCACTCTACAGCCTTATCCATTTTTTCTCCCCCTCGCCGCCATTTTTGCCATGCGTTTAGCCCCATACTTTTTGCGGCCGATCCAGGCCGCCAGGGCCGCAGGATTTTTGGCCCCTTTAGCCGCAAGCGCTTTCGTCAGCGCCTTAAACCGGCTGCCTTCTCCAGGCTTACTGCTTGCTTTTACCTTTTCGTAAGCCTTTGCCGCCGCCTTTGCCAGCGCCCCGCCCTTTTTTCTTGCCATTTTGCTTCACCTTCTCCGGCAAATTTTTTATGTTCGGCGTTTCCCTGGCCCATCTTTCCGCCGTCCCTTTCGGCAGTTCACCCCTTTTCTCCATAGCGAAAAAGGCCCGCATCTGGGCCTTGCTTTTATACGGCACCCTGGCCACCTCCCTGCATGGCCTGGCCGGCTATGGTGGCTAAAATCTGTTGCGGCGTTCCTGGCATTTCGGCGCTTGATTGTCCAGGCACCGCTTGCCCTGGACCCTGCCCCATCATGGCCTGCTCCTTCGGTATAAGCAGCTTTTCGGCTCCCCGGATTCCGTAGGCATCCAGGACCAGCTTAAGCAGCTCCCATTGGTCAATATATTGATTGCCCTGGACTATCTTCAGCAGTTCCAGCACCTGCTGCCGCCGGATTTCTCGGTTCGCCGTCACGTCCAGGTTGCTGCTGGCCGGTCGATACAAATGATGGCCCCGTAGTTCCTCCGGCGTGACTACCTTCCACTCGTCCTCAATGCGGAAGATACGCGGTCCGTCGATAAACTGCTGGTTGTTCATGTCCAGCATGATAGCCAGCCGCTCCAGAACCGTTTCATAGAGCATTACCTTAACCTGGAACTTCATGTCGGCGGCGCCGCCCTTGGTGACGATCTCAGTGGCCGTCTGCTTCCGCTCCGGATCCACGCCCCGGACCACCGCCGGCGCACCCAGGACGTTATCCATGTCCTGCTTGATGATGTTTTCTTCGTTGTAAGAGCTGGCTGTCACGTCTGGAGTTTCTAGAGCCTCAACATCATCTTGATTGTCCACCCAAACAACACCATGCGGCCTGGATACCAGCTCGCTTTCATCTATGTCGGCCCCGCGCCGCACCTTCCACATGCGATTGAGGACGAAAGAGACGTTATCAATGCGCTGGTTGCGGTTCGTATTAAGCTCATGCTGGAGATGTTCAATAAGCTCCACCGCGCTGAACCCATAAAACTCCCCTGGCCTGGGGTCGAAGCTGGTACAGACAAAGGGTTTTTTGCCGTGCCAGTATGGGTTCTGGCCGTCGAACACAATTTCGGTGCGGTTAGCAATAATAACGTGCCGGTCGTCCTCCCAGTAGTGGAGCAGCTCAATCTGGTAGCCGTGCCGGATGTCGCTCCAGTGCCCCTGCCCCGTTTCGGCGGCCAGGCCGACTTCAGCCATGCGCTCACTTGCGCCACCCTCTAAAGCCGCGCCGGCGGCGACAAGCCGTTCCCAATCTTCTGGCTCATACACCTTACCGCTGCCGGCCCTGGCCAGGACCTCCAACTTCGCCTTTAACTCGGCCTCGGTGCACCATTCGCGGTGAAATACGAAGCGGCAATTATCCAGGTCGGTGCCCCTGGGATCCGGCCAGAAGTCATAGTAATCGACGTACTGGATGTCGTTGTCGTCGTAGGTGGTGGCCAAGCGCTCAACAACCGTTTCAATCTCCAGGCCTATCTCCGGGTTGAACACCTTCTGCCGCTGCTTGATCAGCCTCTGCTCGAATTTCCACCCCACAGCCAGGATGCCGGCGGGGAACACCAGGACGCTGGTGATAAAATCGTAAAACTTACGATAAACCTGCGAATTGCGTAGCTGCTGGTCTACCAGGTAGGTGCTGTACTTAGCGCTGTCCTCGGCGTTCATTAGCAGCTGTAGGTAGCTTTCCGGGCTTAGCCCCTCCTGGAAGTAGAGCAGAGGGTTGGGGATGTATTCAATCACCGGGTTGGCCGCAAAAATAGCCCGGAGATACCGGGCTCTGAGGCTGTCTACTAGCTCGTAGGTTTTCGGAATATGCAGGTTGGAGCGGCCTTTCAGTTCTTTCGGCAGCGGCGGCCGGTACCCGGTGTAGAGCTTGTAATTCTCTATGGCGCGCTGGTCGTACTGTTTGCGGTATGCTTCGGCGTACTGGAAGCGCGATATAAGTTCGGCGGTAGTTTCGCGAAGGTCGGGCATAAATGGTCCCCTCTCAGTAGCCGGTTACCGACGAAATTCCCGCCGGCACGTCGCGGCGTTTATGACGAAGGGGTTCATGCAACCTCGTCGTCGGGTTCTTCTTTTGCCTAGCTATCTCGTAGTAGACGTTCGCGTGGGCAAAATGGTCCGGGCCGCTGTTTTCCCAGGTGCGAATGACGTTGCCCATCCTGTCCTTCTTAACGATGTTCACATCCTGCCCGTCAGCGCCTACCACGTACAGCGTTTCCCAGTGCCCGCAGAGGCAATTTTCTACCACTCCAGGTTTGCCCTGGCCCACCAGGGCTGGGTCATTGGGTTTCAGGTAAACATGGACAAGGCCCATGTTATATACCTCTATGGTATGGTCAATTACCCTGGTCCGGTGAGCATAAACAACGCCCTCATTATCACCCTTGTCGATAAACTCAACCATGTCCTTGCGGTCGTCGTCGTAATCGTAAATGCACCGGTAGGCCCGGCCTCGGAAATGCCGGACGAATTGCGCCGCCTTTTCGGTTTCTGGAGCATTGTCCACCACGCAGAGATTGATGCCCTGGGCAAACATATACTGGTGCAGGTCATCCCAGCTGGCCAGGGTGAATACCCTGGTAATCCCGTTTTCGGTACCCTGGACGCAATGGAGCACTTTACCTACATCTACACCAAGGAGCTTCCACCGGCCCTGCGGCTGCTCAGTAGTACAGCACTGGAGGATAATGCTCCTGCTCACGGTATTGGCCCCACCAATGACCGGCAGGCCCAGGACAAAGTTGTAAAAGTACTCCTGGGTCTTCGTTTCCTCGGCCTCAATCAGCTCGGCAGCCGTGATCCAGGGAGCCATGAGCTGGCTAATATGGTAACCGGACCATTCCCGGCCCGGGTGTTCGGCTACCCACTCGCCGGCAAGCCTGGCCTCCTGCGGCAGCTCCCGCTTGCACTTCCGGCAGATAAAAGCCTTTCGCTCCTTGTCCACATTGACGAAGTAATCCAGCGGCTGCCACTCGTTGCACCGGGGGCATTTTATATGCCATTGCTTTTTGTCGCTGCGCTGCCAGTAGACATCCACTCCTACATTTGGCCGGCTGGGGTTGGAGAAAATCCAGCGGCCCTTGTAATCGCTGGCCGCAATACGGCTTTCGTAGGTCTCAACCGTGCCCTGGTCGCTCCGGTCCAGTTCATCATGTACCAGGAGATCGGCGCTGACCATGATGCCACGGCTCTGGCCTTTGGTGCCCTCCCAAAAGATATGAGCGTTTCCTATGCGTTTCTGATAAATGCTGTCTACATCCGGATTAATAAGGCCACCCAGGCCGGGATTATGCTGCAATATCGGGTCTATCTTGGAATGGGCGAACTTTTTTACGTCGTCGTCGGTCGGCAGGGTGTAAATACAACTCTTGGCCTTCCTGTGGGCCAACCAGAATACTTTCAGGATGGCCATGGTGGAAAAGCCAATCTGGGCCGACTTCATGCAAACTAGCCGGTGGCTCCAGTCCCGGTACGGCTGCTTCAAAAAAGCATGCTGCTCAAATTCGAGCGGCATACCTTTTTCGTTTTTTAGTTCATTCTGGCATATCCATTCGACTATGTCTGCCCTGGCCAATTTGGCGTCAATCAGCGCCAGTAATTCCAGCTTTTCCGAGCGCGGCAATTTTTTCAGAGATGAGGGCGTCAAGCTGATCATCGGTAAGGCTTTCATATTTCTTCATCTCAATCGGGCCGCCGGCTGGCCCGCTAATTTCCTGTTTCACCCTATCCGCATATTTCTCGGGCCGGTTGCCTTTCAGTAGGAAAATCAATAAGGTATCCGAATACTTCCGTACCTTGCCAACGAGTTTTCCGCCCTGGTAAACCGGCTCCTCCACGCCCTCCACGGCCCGCCGCCAGGCTTCCTGCTCTAGACGGTCGGCCGCTTCTTCCACGGCCATATCCCAGGCCGCAGCAAATTCGGGATCTTTTTCTCTCCACTTATAGGGCGTCGCACGGTTCAGGCCGATAGCTTCGGCGGCAGTCGTTACGTTGCCTGTCTGCCGGAAAAGTTCCAGGAATTTTTTCTTTTTTTCTGCCGTCGCAGCCGTTGCCATCTTCTTCACCATCCCAACCAAAAAACAAAACGCCTTGCGGCGCTTTGTTTAAATGTCTCACCGTGGTCCGCATTGGCACCAAGGTGCCAAGAGGCGTGGTGAGATCTGTTCTTAACCGTATTTAGGGTATACGCTACATTTTTATCATAGCATGCCCTAAAAGTAAAATCAAGCCCCTTTGTGTTTATCTAAAGGAATTGACCCTTTACCCTGATTACATTCCCGGCAACAAGTAACCAAATTATCCATAGCAACTCGCCCACCATCAATTACGGGAATTACATGATCTACTTCTAAGATTGCTCCATCTTTAGGCGACCGACCACAATAAACACATTTAAATTTATCTCTTTTAAAAACCTCAAACCGTAAAGTTAAATATTCTTTACCTGTGCCTCTTCTTTGCGGTACTTTGCGCTTGGGTGCAGATAATTTTAACCCTTGTTTTTCAAGTATCTCTTTTTTCCAGATTTTTTTAGTGTCCTCAGTTCCTGGCCAAAACTCTGAACCGCATTCCGGGCATTCCCAAAAATCCATTAGCGAATTATATATCATTGTACTCTGACACATGCCACACTTAATCTTTATCATAACTACCACCCTTTTAAAATACTTGCCATGGTCTTGTATACTTCATAGGTCTTTTCCGCTTTCTGCCCGCCTTCCTGCTGCCCTTCCCCGGGACCACCACGGCCACCGGCGGCAAAACCGGCGTCGTAGCATGAGGAAGGAAGTAATAAGTTCCCGGCACCACCCTGGCCTGCTCCTGCTCCCGGACCAGGTCCAGCTTGTCCACGTCCTCCCACCACTCTCCGCCGCACTTCGGGCAGCGCCAAAATTCTCGCCGCTCGTCATAGATCATTGCTTCGTTACACCTGGGACATTTCAGAGTTTCGCTCAACCCGCTTCCTCCTCCCTGTCCGGCCGCACCGTCACGATGTCCCAACCGCCAAATAGGCTGGGCACGCATATCGCTACCAGGCCATCCCCTACCGGCACCCGGACGCCCAGGGCGGGGTCGGGCCGGACCCCAGCCCTGAGCATCCCCTGGAGTCGCCGTTCAATCAGGGGCCGCAGCTTCTTCGGCTTTATCCCGGCCCGCAGTTCTCCCCGCCGCGCCCCGTGGCATGTCATCCGTACCCGCATCTCCGCCCCGCCTCCAGCTCCGGTACTCCCAAAGCACGTATATCCGCTCGCAGTCCATACAGCGGTATCTCCGCACCTCGTCGCCGAAATATATCTCATGTAGCTCCCCGCCGCAGCGGCAGGTCAACGTCGCCCCATGTTGGTCGCCTCCTGTTCCAGCACCCACAAAACCGCTTTAGCGGCGGCATCTTCTATGCTTTTACCATTGAACCATTCGATCAATCCTGGCTGGAAAATTTTTATCGCCCCCGTATGGTAAAGTTCCCAACCATACCCCCGCCCCTCTAACCACTCCAGCAGGTCGGAGAGTGTGGGGAGCCAAACTCGTGTAAAATGCTCAGGCAGATAATTGCCCAGGCTAAAGTTTTCGTCTGCCAAGTAAACTTTTACAACGTTTCCTGTTACTACATCATAAACGCAATACCAATCACCTATTTCCCAATCCCATTCTAATCCCGCCTCTTTTAGTTTCCGGGCCATCTCAAGCGATACCGTCCGCATTATGCCGGCCTCCTGTCCAATAATGTTCTTGCCACTTCCGCCTTGCTTCTTTCCGCGCCGCCTCGCACTTACCAAGCATCCACTCGCCGCATATACCATCACAGAACCGTTCAAAAAAGGAACTATTCTTTTTGCACCCCTCGCAAATTTCATGCAGACCTCCTGCCGCCGGCATCTCCGCCCCGCACCTCGGACACCGCCATTCTCCCTCCGCCGCCGCCGCCGAATACTGTGGCAGGCCGCAGACCGGGCATGTCCGCTTCTGCATGGTTATCCTCTCCCCGCTACGCATTTTCTTGGGAATGTGAACGACGTTTACGGTAAAACATGCAAAAATCCGACCACGTGATTTTGCCGTTATCACAATT